TGCACTCCATGTGCGGGAAAACACAGAGATCCTCTACAAGACAGAGGCAACCCGCTGTGGTGCATGTTCCGGTACGGGGAGAACGAAAGCCCTCCGGAAAGACGGTACGGAAGGAAAGGCAGTGCGGATCTGTAAGCCCTGTGATGGTGCGGGGATTATCTACCGGCCTACCAAACAGGTAGCCGGCTTCAAAATCATTCCCCGTGACTCTTGGGACACAGCCTCCGCTGGTTTTAAGACAGACCATGAAACCTTAAACAACCGCCTCGATGAACTCAAGGGGGAAGCCCGGGAGTTCGCCGAAGCCTACTCACGGTATAATGCCCTACGGAGCTATCTCTCGACATTTGTTGAGGGATTAAAAAACAATAAGGATGAGAATGACATTGTCCACCCTGACTTTATGCAGTGTGTCACAGCGACGGGTCGCCTCTCCTCCCGTAACCCCAACTTCCAGAACATGCCCCGGGGATCTACCTTTGCGATACGGAAAGCAATGGTGTCCCGCTTTGAAGGGGGAAAGATCTTGGAGGCGGACTATGCCCAGTTGGAATTTAGGGTTGCCGGCTACCTGTCGAATGATCCTCAGGTTTACTACGATGTGGAGCAAAGAACGGATGTGCATACAGTTACTGCTGAAATTATTGGTTGTTCCCGGCAGGAAGCAAAAGCCCACACCTTCAAGCCACTATATGGAGGTACGACGGGAACACCTGAACAACAGAGGTATTATCGTGCCTTCAAGGATAAGTATGCTGGCGTAACGACTTGGCATGAGAAGCTCCAGAAGGATGCCGTTGTGAAGGGATACGTGACGCTCCCATCTGGGAGACAGTATGCTTTTCCCGGCACCACGTGGACAGACTGGGGAACGGCAACCAACAAGACAGCCATTTGTAACTACCCCGTACAGGGCTTTGCAACGGGGGACTTGTTACCCATCGCATTAGTTTATCTCTATAAATCCATGGAAAATAAAGAATTAAAAAGTGTTATCTGTAACACAGTTCATGATAGTATAGTGCTTGACGTATTCCCCGGAGAGGAGGATACTGTCACAGAACTCGTGGCTGAGGCAATGTTGTCTCTCCCCGCAGAGTGCCAACGTCGATACGGCATTACATATGATATGCCTATCGGGTTGGAAATTAAAATGGGTTCAGATTGGCTGAACACTGATGTTGTATACAAGGTATGAGGAAGGACGTTATGGGCGCAGTAGCCGTACTCGATGACGCATTCGACAACATGTTGGAAGCGGTACGTAGTGGAAACAAGGGAGACCTGATGAAGCTGTCAGGTCAAGCAGAGGATTCCGCTCCTAAGCAGGGACTATCCCGCTTAAACATTAACTATACGGACGAGACTGATGATGGGGTGCCCCTCAAAAAGGGTGCGTGGAAAGTTTGGCACGACGGGGAGTTTGTTTACTGTGATACTGTAACATTTAAACCGATGGTTCGTACCTACGAGTGGTCTGTGTGGGATCAGGAGTCGGGATCTTTTTCCTGTCGTTCTGTTCAAGCACCGAGCCTTAACCATAAGTTTCCTGATACGAAAGGCGGTGACAAGTGTGGTCGCTTGACTAAGTCCGAAGAAGAATCCTTGGGTGAAGACCACCCAATGACCCTCGCTTCTCGCTTGGCAACGTGTAACCAAGTCTTCTACGCTGTCGTGTCCTTAGAGGGAAAGACTGCGGAAGGGAAGGATGTCAAAATCGAGAACTACCCAGTCGTTACATACTTCAAGCGTTCGGGTTTCCGCCCAGCGCGGGAAGCAATTGAGAAGCTCACCACGAAGGGTATATTGATGCAGGAGGCAACATTCGAGCTCTCAACTAAGCGTAATAAGCAGGGAAGCGTTACGTACTACACGCCAGTGTTCACGTTGATGGGGAACAAGGAAGCATCCAAGGAAGATATTGAAACCTTGACAATGTTTTTGGAGACCGTAAAGGCGTCCAATGCAAACATCATGGAGCAATATAGGGAAGCAACCAAGGCCAAAGCCACAGAGATTGAAATAGACCTCGAAGCGGATTTCAACTGATGCTGGCTGAAGTTCTCGTACAGAACTTCCTGAAGGCGGCTTCGCGGGGGGAGGCAACTCTCTCCGCTGAAGTCGTTTCGGAGTTCAAGGAAGATTGTGGTAAAGCAATCCAGAAACAATTCAACCGTAACCCCGAGTGGCGTATACGAATGAGTGGACTCGGAAAGCCTTTGTGTCAACAAATATGTGGACGGGACGGGCTTGAAGAGGAAATGTCTTACAACGCAATCCTCAGGTTCCTAATCGGAGATCTCGTGGAGGCGGCTCTCATGGCAATCCTACGTGGAGCCGGCATCCCTATTGTTGACGCCCAGAGTCAATGTGAACTGGAGATATCGGGGGAAACTGTCCGGGGAACATCCGACATCATACTGGATGATCCGGTGGGTGGTCGGGCGGTGTGGGATATTAAATCCGCGAGTCCCTTCTCCTACTCCCAGAAGTTTGGGAAGGGCTATGATGGGTTAAAGGCCGACGATCCTTTTGGTTATTTAATGCAGGGGTACCTCTACTCGGCGGCTTCCCAGCTACCCTTTGGGGGGTGGATTGTTGTCGATAAATCTAGCGGGGAGATCCAGTTTGTTTCTGCCCCGGATAATCAAGAGGAAGACTCCGCACACTACATGGGGGAGGCATCACGGGTAGTCGAAGCCCTGATGTCTAACTTTAAGTACACAAAACCTCCCATGAAACCTGAAGATGAGCAGTACCGGAAGGACGGTACGACAATATCTACGGGGAATAAACTCTTAAATAAAAGCTGTACCTTCTGTGGTTACCGGGCTCATTGCTGGCCAAAGGCCGTGCTCCACGAGAAGGTTACTTCAAAGGCCAAGCAAAAACCTCTGGCTTGGTATCACACACTGAAGGTAACGGAGCTATGAACGAAAAGGACTTGAAGAAAATTGTCGCCCTACAGGAACGGATGGATAAGATCCGGTCTCAGGTGGAGGAGATGTGTCTGAAACACAATACAATTCTCTATGATGAATTGAATCCGCTAGCTACGGAGCTCCTTTCCAACACTCTTTACGTTGTTGACGGAATTCCGTATCGCCTCGGGGATTTAAGCCATGCTATCGACTGGGAAATACACACATCCTCTATTGGTGTGAAGTGCCTCCACCCGATGCGTAGACCGGAGAAAAAGAAAGATGCCCCTCTTGTATACAAAGCAGATTGACAGGGAACTCCTGAATTTAAACCAGAATGCCCACGGGATTTATTTTGAGGATGTGGAGAAGAAAGGCTCCCATCCTTTAAGCCGTTGGTGTCGTAACTTTGAAAGGATGAAGCCCATCTCCGTGTATGATTTCGGGGAGCAGACCGTCGGGTACGCAACCTACAAACGGGATGAAAATCTCTTAGCGGGCGAAACATTGGAAATTAACAATCTTCTCCGGCACGGAGCTGTTGTGCTCTTCCCTTTAGAGGAGTGGTCCCGTGTGGAGAGAGACCTTGCTAAGTCAAGCCCTCAGCTTTACGAACGACTGTCCCACCACATCGCATCGTGGAGAAACCTATGACGCAACCAACCCGCCACAGGTTTCGTTCCGACTTTGAGCTAGCCCTCGCTAAACAACTGGCGGAGGAATCGATAGATTTTAGCTATGAGGAAAAGAAACTCTCGTGGGTTCCCCGCCCTAAAACGTACACGCCGGACTTTTATCTAAAAAAACAGGAGATGTACATAGAAGCCAAAGGGCACTTCAAACCCTCAGACCGAGTAAAAATGCTCGAGGTTATCAAGCAGAACCCCTCCCTAGATATCCGAATGGTTTTCCTACGGGGCTCTAACAAGTTAAGTCGTACGAGTAAAACAACGTATGGACAATGGTGTGACCGGCACGGTATTCTCTGGGCCGAGCGGGTAATCCCGAAAGAATGGTTTGAGGAGAGAAAATGAGTGAAATAACAGATGATCAGATGCTGGCCCTCGAACAGGCCGGTTTACTGAAGGGGCGGTACTATATTGTTTTGGAACCTCGGGAGATTGATGATGACGATGAGGACTCGACTAGCTTTAATTTACGTGCATATGCGACTAAGGATTATCACGTGGATGCTGAAAACGAAAATTTTGTTGACCCAACATACGTTGTTCTTCAGGGAATGTTGGCAACGGTCCACGATTGGTTTGAGGATGTCTACGATCTTGGATTGGAACGAGTGGCTCTCGAGGCAATTGGCAAGGCTGTTTCGGAAGAGAACCTAAAACCGGAGCACCGGGAGAAGATCCAACGGATAGCCGGGAACGTTATTACTGTTGACTTTGGGGAAACACACTGATGAGTGATTGGAAGAACCCGGATCACTACAAAAAACAGGGGTTTGAGGCCATCGATGTTATCCGGTCCGTACTTACGGAAGAACAATATACTGGATATCTCATCGGAAACTCGCTAAAATATCTGTTACGGATTAACGATAAAGACACCCCCGTGATGAACGCGGGTAAATCCTGCTGGTATAGTTCCCGGGCTGAAGAATTTTTAAAGGATCACCACGACAATGATGTACGCAGACAAGATTGAAATTGACCTATCCCGTGACGAAGAATTTAGTGAACAAGCATTAAAGTTAATTCAAGACTACTATATGGCCCCCGGCGAAGGTAGCCCTCAGGAAGCATTTGCGCGGGCGGCCCTCGCATATTGTGAGGGTGACTATGACTTTGCTCAACGCATTTATACTTACGCTAGTAAACGGTGGTTTATGTTTGCTAGTCCTGTACTATCAAATGCACCTCGACTTGGGGAGGACTCAAAAGGTCTTCCAATTTCTTGTTTTCTTACTTACGTTGGGGACAACCTGTCTTCTCTTATTGATCACAATGCAGAGGTTGCTTGGTTGTCCGTAAAGGGTGGGGGTGTCGGTGGCCACTGGTCCGATGTACGCCCTGTCAGTGATAAAGCCCCCGGGGTAATTCCCTTCTTAAAGGTTGTGGACGGGGAGATGACTGCCTACAAGCAAGGGAAAACCCGTAAGGGATCCTATGCCGCCTACCTCGATGTGTCGCATCCGGAGATTATCGAGTTTATCAACTTTAAAGTCCCGACCGGTGGGGATATTAACCGCAAATGTTTTAATCTATTTAACGCCGTAAATATTACGGATGACTTTATGGAGGCCGTTGAACATGGCACAGAATGGAATTTACGGGACCCAAATGACGGATCTATCCGAGATACAGTCCCAGCTCGTGAACTGTGGGAACGAATACTTGAAGCTCGGTTCAGAACTGGCGCACCTTACCTACACTTTATCGACGAGTCAAATCGGCGACTACCCGAAAGTCAAAAACAACTTGGTCTACGGGTTATGGGTAGCAACCTGTGCAGTGAAATCACTCTCCCAACTAACGAAGACCGTACAGCAGTCTGTTGCCTCTCCTCCGTCAACCTCGAAAAATACGACGAGTGGAAAGGAACAGGAATGGTTGGAGACTTGGTACGACTCTTGGACAACGTCCTTGAATTCTTTATCAGAAATGCACCAAAAGAACTGGGAAAAGCTGTTTACTCCGCCAAACGAGAAAGATCGATAGGCTTGGGGGCGATGGGTTGGCATGGATACCTCCAGCAAAACAACATCCCTTGGGAAAGTATCACGGCTAAGTTCGCAAACCAGCGGATCTTTGTTGATATCTTGGCACAGGCTGATGCGGAGAGTCGTCGTTTGGCACAGGAAAAAGGTGAGGCACCTGATATGCGGGGTACAGGACGGCGTAATGCTCACCTCCTTGCTGTCGCTCCAAATGCTAATAGTTCTATTATCTGCGGGTGTAGTGCTAGTGTGGAGCCTATTAAGTCTAATGCTTATACCCATCGTACTCGTGCGGGTGCTCACCTCATCAAAAACCCCGCACTCGAGAAACTTTTAGAATCAAAGGGGTTAAACAACGATGAAACTTGGAAAGGGATCGTCATGTCAAACGGATCCGTACGTGATGTCGGATTTCTCACCGATGAGGAGAAAGCTGTTTTCAAGACTGCTTATGAAATCGACCAAGGGTGGGTTGTGGAACACGCCGCGGATCGCCAGAAGTATGTGTGCCAAGCGCAGTCGGTCAACCTCTTCTTTCCTACGGGATCTCCTAGATCGTACGTCAATTCCGTTCACCTACGGGCGTGGAAGCAGAAACTTAAAAGTCTGTACTATCTCAGATCTGATGCTGGAATCGAGGCGGATAAGGTGGGACTTTCAGTCGAGCGCGTTGCGTTACAGGATGCGGAGGAGTGCGTAAGCTGTCATGGCTAAGGTAAAGAAAACAGAGCTAGCGTGGAGACCTGAGCCCGTTGTAAAGGGCACCAGCATCGGTAGCGGGAAGATCAAAACATCTTCTATGAATAAAAGTAAACGAAGATCTTTTAAGGTTTACAGGGGACAAGGCCGGTGATGCACCAATACTACGAGGGTACGCAACTGACTTGTTCTATTTGTAGTTGTGATTTTGATATTGAGCTAGAGGGTGGTGTGAATGGTTACATCGGTATCATTCCCCTCGCCCTCTGCCCTATGTGCCACAGCGGATTAGATGTACTGTATTCAGAACTTCATGGTTGTGAAGAAACGGAGGATGAAGATGACGACACTTGCTGAAAAGAATGATCGGTTTGCTCTCGAGCAAGCAATACATGTGGCGTGGAGTACCGTCGATGACTTAAAGATCTATATCGAATCCATCGATGACTTTGAGGATGCTAACGCATCTAAGCTAGACCCCGATTCGGTAGTCAATATGCTAATGGC